TTATGCGTTGTGCGCTTCCCATGCGAGAAACTTGTACAGCGGAACGCAGCGGGCACCATCATCGAAGAATCCTTCCTCATTGAGGCTCTGCAGCCAAGGCTTGAGTCGCTTAGCCAATAGATCCTGATCCGGTCTCGAAAATGACCAGTCGCCCACGCACGGAGTTTTCCTGAGAATTTTGATGGGGTCCCTATCAAGCTCAGGATCCCTCCTCCATGCCCTCTGTACCTTGACACCACCGTTTGGCCCGTAATAAGTTATGATGATGTCGGCACCCTCCGGCAGAGCATTCTCTTGGTCGTCCGGCCAGCCTTCAAAGAACTCGAAGCCCTGACGCATGCGTCGGTCAGACAACTCAAGTTCATGCTGGACCTTGGCAAAGGTTTGATGCGCCTGTTCGCTTGCAGGCTCCCAATAAATTGCGAGATAGACTTGCCGATCCCGCAGCGCACTGGCCTGCTGATCGACAAGCCGTCTAGACACTCCTATAACGGGACGTAGGTCACGGCGCTTCTTCCAGTTCTCCTCTGCCTGCCGCAGTGCTTCTTCACTTATCCGCGCTGCTCTACTCCAGATAGTTTCAAACCAAGTCCTGGCGTCATCCAACTGCTTGGGCTCGTTGGTGAGCAGGCCTGCTTCGCACCAGGCACTGCACTCATCGCCCTCAAGCCCCAGGCCATTTGCTGAGAAGTTGGCCGAACCGATCAGCGCAGCCGAATCACCCAGCATGACCTTGGCATGCAAGTCATCAAGGGTGCGCATCTCAATTCCGCATCGTGTATCGGCAAGCGCCATTAGCCTCCGGATCACATAAGGATTAGTGCCACCACTTCCCAAATTACAGAGGATGCGCAAGCTCTCGCCCTGCCAGCTCTCGAACAGCTTTTCAGAACCGTCTCCCCAGAAGGCGACGGCCAGAGACAGGTTGCAACTGCTATCGGCCAGCTGCTTCACCTGATCAAGGTAATTCTCGGAGGATAGGAACATGACATCTTCCTTGTCGGGGGTGTGCACTCTTGCCTGGTTTAAATACTTATGGGCCCATAACGATCCATAACGACCCATAACGACCCATAACGCGAGGTCAAGCCATGGGGCCCATGGTGTAATAGCTGCCGCGCTTTTCGCCGCCCTGGGTCAGCCGTTGCTCGTCGCGCAGGCGGGCAAGGAGCTTCTTGGCCTGGCTTTCAGAGAGCCGGCACAGTCCCATTACCTCCGCCCGCTTGATCTGCCCATGCTGACGCACGTAGCTCAGCACCATTTGTTCGTGCTGGATCGGTGAGAACCCGACCTGGCGGGTATAGGCAACCTTGTCACCGACGGCCTGGTAGAGGCTGGCCGACAGGGTGTAGCTGCGCGCACGGGTGGCGCCGTGGGCTTCGACCAGGCCTGCTTCGGTTAGGGCTTCCAGGGTGCGCTTGGCGCTGGTGGCGTCGCGCTGGATGCGCTCGGCCAGAGCGTCGGCGCTCAGGCGCTTGAGTTCGCGAAGGGCGGCGAGGGCGATCAGACTGTCGATAGGCAGTTCGGCGTTGGTGGTACGCTCGTGTTCGACCACCAGGCGGCGAAAGTCCAGATCGGCCTCGGCGGTGGGCAAGCGCAGCACCACGCTCTGTGCGGTGGTATAGCTATAGTCCGGTGCAGGCCGACCGAACTTGAGCATGCCGCGAAAAATCTTGTCCACGCCGCGGCCGGAGCGTTCGACCACGCCGATGCGCTTCATGGCGTCGGCCAGCGCCGGGTTGCGCGGGCGCGGTTCGGTGACCAGCAGGTTGGCCAGGGTCACGCCATCTACCAGTCCGCCGGGGTTGCTGACCACCAGCGCTTCGTCCTCCAGGCGCACATGCACGGCGCCGAGGCGATGATAGTCGCGGTGGATCAGGGCGTTGGCCACCGCTTCGCGAAAGGCGCCCATATCGACCTTGGGCACCGGCACGCGGAACAGACCGACCTGCAGCTCATCCTCCGGGTTGTATGGACGAAAGTTGGTTTCCAGCCAGTCCAGTGCCTTTAGCAGCGGGAAGCGGCGGAACTCGTTGAAGCGCACCGCCTGCTGGGCCAGTACCTGGAAGGCGAATTCGTGGGTGGGTACCAACTGGCGTAGCGAGGTTTCCCGGCCAACCAGCAGCAGGCCGGTGAGGGTCGGCACGCGCGAACCATCCGGCTGGCGTGCGGTAAGTGTCAGCGCGCCATCCAGAGCTTCGTCGTCCAGTTCCAGCAAAACGCGGTCACCGCCGTACTGCTGCACGGCTTGGCGCAGACGCTCGCGCTCCAGCGGATCGAGGTCGGCGAGGGTGGCGCCGGCCACCGGTTGGGCCGACACGTCGATCAGGCCAAAACTGGAAGCGCGGCTGGCCCGTTCGTGGGGCAGCATGGCCACGCATTCTGGGGTGCCGTCGTGCTTGAGACGGCGGCGCAGGTAGACGCCGTTGGTGGTGGCCACCTCGCCCTGGGCCTTGGGCACGCGGATGCGCGCCACGCTCACGTCGCCCAGCTCGACCGCCTCTGCCTGCACGTTCAGCGACGGCGAGGTGCGCGCCGCCACCATGCCGGCCAGGCCTTCCAGCAGGCGATGCTCGGCATGCAGGCCGGTGGGTGTGCCGTCGTCCTCGACGCCCAGCCACAGCTCGCCGCCCTCGGCGTTGGCCAGGCAGACCAGCGCCTCGATCAGCTCGCGGTCGGGGAGCTTCTTCAGGTCGCTCTTGAACTCGACGGTCAGGGTTTCACGGGGCGGCAGGCGCTGGGTCATGTCAGGCTCCCGTTTGTGCAGCAGGCTGCTGCACAGATTCCAGCAGCGGGGTGACGCGCACGCGGCCGGTCAGCAGGTCGTCCATCAGGCCAGCTTTCTGGCAGAGCAATTTGGCTCGACACTCAACTTCAGCAGTGATGCGTGCCTCCTGCTGAGCCACTGTAGTGCAAATAGCCTGCTGCTCATCCTGACTGGGCAGGGCAATTAACAAATGCAGGAGGCCTGCTTTATTTAGTTTGAACCGACCTGCTCCTTGCCGGGTCAGGTAAAGAGTAATGTCACGATGCCTGAACCAGACATCAATCCACTCTGTCAGGCAGTTTCGACCTTTTAACAAGTGGGCGTGATTATTTACATTGAATCTCCCTGACACGAGCTGTGTCATCGGCTTGCTCTCAAACTTCAGAAAATGATCGCCATCCTCTCCAATCAGGGTGTATGTGCCGTCAATGCGATACTCTTTGATGTGGTCTAGAGGTCCAGTGGGGCCGTAGTACGGATACTCCCCTTGCATTTTTTCGCGAACTTCGCTGGCAATCGGGAGGCGCAGGTTGTTGTGAACGTCACAACAATCGCCAACTGTAGAGGCCTCCCACTCCCTCGGAATCCACCCCAACGGCGACTCCTTGTAGAGCTGCGGCGCTTCGCTCTGCGGCGGGCGCAGTTGGCCGTTGGCATCGATGCCGCGGGTCAGCAGGTCGTGCAGCAGGCCCTGTTTGACGGCCTTGAGCTTGTCGATCAGCGCCTCGGTTTCGCGGATGGCGGTGTCGAGGGTGTCGAGGAGTTGGGCGATGACACGTTGCTCAGCCAAGTCAGCCGGAACCTCAATAGTCGCATTGAGGTACTCCTCGAACTTGAGGTTGATGATGCCAGTGGTCTGCTGCTGGAAAGTCAGCAGCGTTGGCTGACGGTAAAACCACATCAGCTTCCGCCAAAGGAATCTAGGCTCGGCCACGCGCCGGTCAGGGCGCAGGGTTTTGAAGAAGTTCGAGCAAACTGCGGGGCCTTGATGCTCGACAGCATCGAAAAATGCAACCCGCCCTACAGGTTTGTCAGGCCCGCCACCGGAGCCTTCCAACAAAATATCGCCATCTTCCAGTTGCCGACTCGTCAGCTTGCCAATGGGGAGGCGTCGCAGAGCGCCAGAGCCAATGACGTGACCGTCATCGTCAATATCGGTAGCGCGCAGAACGTGAGCATTTCCTGGCAGAGGCTCCGCACCCCACTCGCCTGCAAAGCTTTCTGCTAAGCACTCCCTGATGGATCGGGTAGACCAAGAAATCTCAGACATACCCCAACCCCCTCAAGAACCCCTGCAATGCCTCTGCCGCCGCATCGCGCTTGTGCTCGATCTCGTTCAGCGTTACCCGGTACTTGTCCCACCAGTTTTCGAAGGCGGCGACGATCTGCTTGCGTTGGGCGGCAATGTAGCGCTCGACGATGGCCTGCATATCGTTGTGCAGGATAGTCAGCAGCAGCTCGCCGGCCTGCTGGTCGTCCAGGCCATCGACGGCTTTGTTCAGGTGGCTGGCGAAGTTTTCCTTCTGGGTTTTGAGCTGCTTTTTCACCTTGGCCAGTTCGGCTTTCCATTGCTTGAGCTGGGCTTCATCGACGGCGTTTTCCTCGTCGTCGCCGGTTTCCGTTTCGCTTTCGGCCTCGTCGCCATCTCCGCCCTTGGCTGGGGTGGCGGCCTTGAGCTGGCTTTCCAGTTCGGCCTTTTTCGCTTCCAGTTCGGCCAGCCCGGCAACGAAATCGCCGAGCAAGAATTTCACCAGCTTGTGGTCCAGCGGGTTCTGCTTGCTGGCCTTGTCTTCCAGGGCGGTGACGATACTGGTGCGCCAGGCATCCATCACTCCGCAGCTGCCACGTGCCATCAGGCCGAGGAAGTCGTATTTGCTCTGGTACCAGAAGCCGGCAACGATGCCGCGCACCTGGAAGGGGTCGAGCAGGCCGATACGCTCCAGGGTTTCGCTGAAGCTGGCCAGCAACTCGCCACGCAGGCTGACCAGCGCGGCGCTGTCGTCCAGCTTCCCAGCCAGGGCGGTGATGCGCGGGCTGTGCTCGCTCCACCACGCCTCGAAGGCGGCACGAATCGAGGCTTCCTTGAGCTGCAGGCCGGGATTGCCTTCGATGGCCGCCTTGAGGTCGGCGCGTTGGGTCAGTTCGGGCTTGAAGTCGAAATACTGTGCGTCGCGTTCGGCGAACAGGTCCAGCGGATCGAGGCCGTGGGCGCTGAACAGTGCGGCCTTGGCCTGTACTTCGGCCTTGGGCACGCCGCCGAGCAGGTGGGCGCGCACGTCATGAGGTTCGGGCGGCGGCGCGTTGTCCACATAGCGCCGGATGTTCAGGTTGTAGTCGTTGTCGCGCAGGGTGGCGATGTCTACCACGTCGCTGAGGCCGTCGATCTGCCGAAATTCCTCGTAGGCAGTAGTGATCTTCTCGATGTGTTCGGGCAGCAGTAAGTTCTGCGCGCGGCCTTCGAAAAACTCGCGGTCGGCGTTGATGAACAGCACCTTGCCCTGGCGCGCGGCGGGCTTGGAGCTGACCCGGTTGGCGCCTTCCTGCTTCTGTTGCCGCAGGATCAGGATGCAGGCTGGGATGCCGGTACCGTAGAACAGGTTGGCCGGCAGGCCGATGACCGCTTCCAGCAGGTCGTCCTCGATGATGCCGGCGCGAATGGCTTTTTCCTCGCCACCCCGGAATAGCACGCCGTGGGGCAGTACGGTGGCAACCATGCCCTCGTCGCGGGTGACGGCGAGCATGTGCTGCAAGAACATCAGGTCGGCCTTCTTCGAGCCTAGCGGCACCTCGCCGAAGCGGAAACGCTCTTCGCGGAAAGCCGGGTTCCAGGCCAGGCTGCCGTCGGCGTTTTTTTCGGTGTGGCCCCAGTTGATGGAGAAGGGCGGGTTGGTGAGGATGCGGTCGAAGCGGCGCAGTTCGCCACCTTCGATATGGCGCGGGTCAGCCAGGGTGTCCTCATTCTCCAGCCAGGCGTTGCTGATGCCATGCAGGAGCATGTTCATCTGCGCGATGGACCAGACGGTGCCGTTGAACTCCTGGCCGAACAGGTTGGCCTTGCGACCGTCCTCGCCGTGCTCGTCGATGTACTCCTTGGCGGCGATCAACATGCCGCCGGAGCCGCAGCACGGGTCATAGATGTCGTGGGCCAGAGTCGGCTTGAGCAGGTGCACCATCAACCGCACCACCGAACGTGGCGTGTAGAACTCACCACCTTTCTTGCCGGCGGAGTCGGCGAACTCAGCGATCAGATACTCATAGGCGGCGCCGAGCAGGTCGGGGAATTCAAAGTCGCTGTTGCGCAGGCGCACATCACCGAAGTGGGTGATGAGCTGGCGCAGCTTCTGGTCGGGAATCTTGCTCTGGCCCACTTTGCGGGTGAAGTCGATGTGCTCCAAAACCCCTTCCAGGGAGGAATTGTTTTCCTCGATACCGGCCAAGGCCTTGTTCAGCAGGTCGCCGACGTTAATGTGCGCTTCGTTGAGCAGATGCTTGAAGCGCGACTGGCTGGGTACCCAGAAATTGCCGTCGCGCTTATACCAGCGCGAGTTTTCCGCGGTGATATGGGCCTCGGCCTTGCTTTTGCCCGCTTTCAGCTCATCGGCAATAACCTGCTCGTAGCGTTCCTCGAACACGTCGGAGCAGCGCTTGAGGAACAACATTCCGAAGATGTATTCCTTGAACTCCGAGGCATCCATCTTGCCGCGCAGGATGTCGGCGGCCTTGAACAGGTGGCGTTCCAGTTGTTGAAGCGTGAGGGGCATTGCTGAATCCCTGATGAGCGCCGTCGCGGGCGCCGTTCCTGATGGCATAAATGCCGGGGATTCTAACCCAAGCCAGGCGCTGGCCAGCGGCTGGTGAGTTTGATTTCGGGAATGGACTAGGCCGATGCAGCGCAAACCAAGCCGGACACGATCACCGCTAATCTCTATTCTTTTTTGAAGTTATCGGTGGTACAGGTGCGACAAGGGGGACAAGCAGGACTGACATGGGCTGAAGTTGTATCTCGCAGCTCGGAGGCGGGTGGTACAGGCGGTACAAGAGGCTGGCGTTGTACCACCTGTATCCCGCTTCCTTCGGGAGGGCGGTACAGCCAAAAGCCCCATAACTTGGGACTGTACCCCTTGTATCACGCGTCCCGCGTGGAAATGCTTTGGTTCAGTCGGGACGCGAAAGGAGCTCGGGGTTGATCCAGTAGAAGCGGTCTTTACCTCCCTCTGGGAGCCGCTTTTGTGCCTGATTTTTTCCAGGCTCACGCTTGGCAATAGCACCGACAGAATCTAGAGCGCGCACTACGCGCCCCAGATCGTAACCCTTTGCGGCTTCTTCTAGCCCTGAGCGATTAAACAAGTACAAGCGGCTCCCATCAGCGGCCTCTTCCCACAGACCAGCCCGATCTCGAACAGCGGGGCTACCGACTGCGGCGCTTTGGAAGCGCGTTTCTGCGTGGCGGGCGATAAAGTTGCTGATGCTGTCCAGGACCTTTCGGTTTTCGCTTGGGCCTTCTCCTCTGACAGCACGCCAAGAGGCAAACAGCTCTAGCATCGCTTCACGGGCTGCACCGGCCGGCAGGGGCAGGATGCCAAAGCTGATAGCCAGTTCGCCGGTCATTGCTACCAGCGCAAAGCGTTCAGCAGCTCGGCTTTCCTGGCCGCTGCAGCACGGGTACTGATTGCGAAATTTCTCCAGCAGATCAGGCAAGTGGCAAAATTCCTCGCTTTCAATGAGCCTGCGAATGAACTCCGGGCCGGCGTGGCCATAGTGGGTCATGCTGCCCTTTCTGATGGCATCCGAGAATCGTCTGCCGTCTTCCATTCCATGCAGGTTGTCCCATGCGCCATGAGTGCGGTAAGCGGAGATATCCAACAGCCGAATCTCCTGTCCGGCACGGATGCGTTGACCGCCTTCGGCCATAAAGGCACCAAGTCCCAGTTCGCCGGTAGAGAACAGCATGATCCGCCAGCGCTTTGTCTTCTTGGCTGACCCGCTGCGGGTGGCTCGCGTTTTTCCAGTCCCGTTAGCTAGTGCGTAAACAACTGCACCAACCTCGCGCGCGTCTGCTTCGCCTATTTCGTCGAGAGCCAAAATGGTGTCATTTCGCTCGTTGGCAATACCTTCCAACCCGTTCCCGGTAGCAAGCCAGGTTCGTAAGAATTTTTCTCCGTGCCCCCAAACGGAGGCACCGGCAATGGTGGCGATCGTTTTTCCGGTGCTCGAATCTCCGACTAGGTGAAAGCCACCACCTTTCATCTGAACATGAAAAAGAATGGGCCCGGCTAGAGATGTACATATGCTTAACAGCAGCAGAGGATTGCCAGCGCACATGCTGCCAATGCTGCTTTGCCAGCCATGCAGCGTCCCTCCGACACGGTAGTCGTCCTGCGTGGCGTCTTCACTCTGGTAAACCGCCTGGCCCTCACCGATATTCTGGCGCGGCATGATGAACAGCTTGTCGCCATGCCAGCCTGTCTCTGTTGCGGCAATCACGCGAGCTGAAGGGCGCTGACCAGCGATAAACGCGGTGACTTTCGTGCGGTGTTCGTATGAGACATCCAGGCCCATGGTCAGCAGAGTGCCGAGGATCGAGTCGCTTTTGCCGGCGAGCAGCAGGTTCGGCATGGCCCACTTTCGTTCCTGTCCGTCCAAATTAATGAAACTGATCAGGCGGCCGTAGTCGGTGCTCTGCAAGCTGCGAGTGATGGCCTCGACCTCAAGGGGGCCGCAAATCCACTCGTGAGTGCTCTGCTCGCCGAGCTTAGAGTCCCATGTGCTATGTAGCCAGACGCCAGGCCGAAGCTTTTGGCCATCGTGCCAGGTCTCTTCGTACTGCACGCTGAAGCCGTTACTCGGGATAGTGGTGTGTTTCTTATCCATTGAGGGTATGGCGGTGACGTTCTTGGCCAGGCTGGGTAGCACGCTGGCCTGCTTTTCTGCAGTCGGCATAAAGCGCTCCTCATTTTTCGGGCGCAAGGGAGCCCGCAAAGCCATAAATGACTGGCTTCGATAGAAAAAAGATTGGGACAGCCCTCTAGACCGCAGTGGCTCGATTAGAGGGCGAGGCGGGCGTCAGGCTTCGAGCGTGAGGAAGTGTTCCACGTCCCTACGCAACCACAAAAGGCGCCGCCCAAAGTGCCGTGGTTGCGGAAAACCGGGGTTTTGTCGCATACGCCAGAGGGTCGTGCTGCTGCAGCGCAGCAGCTGACAGAGCTCGGCGCTAGTCAGGAAGATTTCGTGTGGCATGGCAGGTGCTCCTCGTGATGTGTAGAAACACTGTGCCGTTCTGTGAAAGCTTTTTGGGCTGGAATTCGACCACATTCTTGTAGGTTTAGGATTTCGCCACGATAGCTCAGGGAAGCGCCTCGATTTGTCGAACGAGGGGTAGCGACGGGGATGTGTTGAGCAAAGTGTTGAGCAGAAACGAAAAAGGCCCACCTTGCGGTGAGCCTAAGTCGTTGATTTCTATGGTGCCGGCACCAGGAGTCGAACCCGGGACCTACTGATTACAAGAAAACCCTTTTCGGGTTGCTGGTCAGGCACTTAGGTGTTGGCTTGTTACGTAAGCGCAGCGCTAGCGGCCGGATTCCTTGCGGAGCCCGGCGCGCTTGTTACGCAGGTTTCGGTGGGATCAGAGAGCGGAGGGGGCGACCTTCGGGACGCTCAGGTCGTAGATGTCGAGCATGGACTCGTCGCGGTGGCCGCTGGCTTCCTGCTTGTCCGCCCGGGTACCAGGGGTGTCGGTGATGCCGCGGCGCTTGAGGTCGTGCAGGCCGAAGCGCTGCTCCGCCGTGATGACGCCGGCCGCGATGGCGTTACGCATGAAGCGGTTCCAGGCAGTGTCCAGGCCGGACTTGCCCAGCGGCCCGCCGTGGTCGGCGGTGATGATGAAGCGCTTTTCCGGAAGGACTGGCACCGCTGTGCCCCGGGCTTTCCACACTTGGGCGCGTCGCGCCTTCGCGGCATCCCAGGCGGCGCGCAGCCGCGGCGTCCAGGTGACCACGTTATCGCGGCTGCCCTTGCGCCGGTTGGTGAGGATGCCTTCGGCCAGCTCGTTGGCGTCGGTCAGGGTAACGACCTCGATGCCGCGCAGCCGGCACAGGTAGGCCAGCTCCATGACGTAGCTCAGGTGCGGCGGTACCGCATCCTTCTGCCCGCGTTTCAGCTGCCCCAGCTCGCGGGCGCGGTCGATCAGGCGTTGCATCACTTCGAGCGAAGGCAGGCGGCGCTGCTTGCGCTCCGCCGGCGCCTCGATGCCCATGGCCGGGTTGCTGTCCAGATAGCCGCGGTTACGGCCCCACTGCATCACCAGCCGCAGGTACCGCAGCGCGTGGGCAGCCTTCGACGGCGTGCCTTCGTCGGCGATCCGATCGATGAGCCGCTGGATCAGAGCCGGGGTGAACTTGCGCACGGCCAGCTCGCCGAGGGGCTTGCCGAGCTTGGTGGGAATGTTGACCAGGACGTCGCGCGACCAGCTGTAGCTTTCCTGGGTCTTGGGAGCCAGCCGCTTGAACTTGGCGCTGTCGTGGTACTCCCGGCACAGGAAGTTGAGGCTCTCCCGGTCCACGCCGTTGCGCACCTCCATGATCCGGTGCAGCTCGCCGAGCGTGGCCGAGCAGTTGGCGATGTTCTGCCGGCGCTGCCGGCCGGCTTCGTCGCGGTGAAGGGTGTACCAGCTGCCTTTGCCGCGATGATCAAAGAAAACGGCCGCTGGGATAGCGGCCTGATCAATGTGCGGTGGGATGTGGGGGTTGTGCTTCCTTGCTCGCCTCATAGGATATCGACGCCGTACTGCTCCTGGTTGCCGGCTTTCAGCCCGCCGGCCTGGTTGATCAGATCCACCGTGGTCCACGGCCCGGTGCGGCCGCGGAACAGGCGGATGCCCTGCTCGTGCAGGGCCCGCTCCACGTCGGCCCGGCGGGCGTAGCCGGTGATGCGCTTGAGGTCGTCGAAGGTCAACACGCTGGAGGCTTCGCTCATGGGCGGGCCTCCAGTTTACTGCTGCTGGCCGGTGGCCATCGCCGAGAATTGCGGCTCAAGCCTTCTCGCCTCGGTCCGCTAGCCATGCCGCCCTCCCAGCCACTCGCTACGGCAAGCCCACTGCCGGCGCATCTCCTCGATCAGCTTTGCGGCGCCGGTGGCGCCTCGATGTTTGGCGATCAGCGCGGTGAGGTCGGTGATGCGCTCTGCCGTCGTGTAGCCCTTGCGAAGCCAGGTTCTGGCCTCGCATTCCAGCCTGAGCTGGCTGCTGTCTTGCTCAGGCATTTGCCACCTCCTCCAGCGGAAGCCCCCTTGAGTGCAGCGCGTTCATGCTCCAGGGTGCCAGGCGAAACTTGCCGCCGTGGTAGCGGATGACGGGCGCCGTGATGGTCATGCCGTCACCTCCTTCGACTGCGCTTCCCCAGGATGCACGAACAACTCCACTCCATCGCGCAGCAGATCCCGCTGGGTCTCGCGCAGCAGCGCCGGATCAAGGCCCAGCTTGCGGGCCATGGCTTCTGCAGCCCAGCGGGCGCCCATGGTGTTGCTGGCGGTGCGCTTGTCGCCGCGCACGGTGGCCACGTAGGTGCCGGTGGTGAAACGGGTGCGGATTTCAACGGGCATAGCGGCGGCCTCCCTGGGCTTTCTTGGCGGTGAGGTTGCCCATGTAGCTGGCCCACTCTTCCTGCTTGCGCTGCTGGCGGATGCGGCTGCAGGCAGCGTGCTTGCGGGTGGAGCGGGCCTTGTTGCAGATGTCGCAAATGCTGGGCAGGTCTAGTCGGTGGCTGGCCATGGTCGGGCGGGTGCGGTTGGTCATTGGGCACCTCCGGCGAACATCACGCGCTGAGCTGGCGGCAGTGCTGCCGAGCGGAACTCGGCGTGCCACAGCTCTGGGCCGTCCAGGGTCACCGGGACATAAAGGCGGAAGTCGTGGCGCCTATGGCGTAGCTGGAGCACGACGCCGGTTTCGGTGCGCTGTTGCTTCATTACCAGCCACACGCGGCCCTTCCGCTCCAGCTGAGCGCCGATGGCGACCCGCTGCATGCGTTCCTGGTACCGCTGCCGCAATTTTTCTCCTACGCAGGTCATTGGGCACCACCTTCGGCCTGGTGGCCGGGGTTGCCGTACTTCGCGGCGCCGCATTCGCAGCGGTAGAGCCCGCGCTTGGTGATACGGCCGAAACGGCCGTTCAGGTGGCTGGTCACGACGTTGCGGACGAAGGTCCAGCTGTGGCGTTTGCCGACGGTGCAGGGCTTCATGCGTCACCACCTTGCACGACCGGAGCGGCCTGTTGCAGCAAAGCCTTCATGTATTCAATCGCTTGAGTGGCGTCGTCATGGGAGTCGCAGAACACTTCGCGGGCCTGGTGCGCCGCACGGTTGACCGCGGCTTGCCAGTCTTCTGGCTCCTCGTCCGCGTCCCAGCCCTGCGCGCTGCGGCGCTCCATCAGGTCCAAAGCCTTGCGTGCTTTGGCGCTAAGTTCCGGGCCGATGCCACAGTCGCCGTCTGCCACGTAATTGACGAACTCCAGCAGGGCGTCGCCCGCAGCCAGCTCATGGCCGCGGGCCCAGCTAACGACCTCACCGCCATCGACGGTGCGGGGGATTTCCTTACCGAGCGCGCCACGGATAACGATCGTGTCGTAGCGCGGCGTGGTAGCCTGCTCGGCGCTGACTTCGGGGGTTTGTGCTTGCATGGTGCTTCTCCTTGGGTTGGTCTGGCCCTGGTGAGTTGCCGCTCACCGGGGCCTTCTTGTTTCTGGGGCGTGCGTTACCGAACGCGGATCTTCTTGCCGTCCTGGAGGACGTACAGGTTCACGTCCTCGAGGCGGTACTGCCCGCCGACGCCTCCTTTCACCGAGTAGCCGTCCGTGTCGAACACGATGCGCACCTTGAACGGGTAGCCGTAGCCCTGGGTGCGGCACCACTCGGCCTGGTGGGCGTACTTGCTGGACTTCTTGATCTCGGCGTAGAGCTGCTGGCCTTCCTTGCGGCCGTGCGGACCATGCGCGGCCTCGAATGCCTCCCATGCGCGCTGGGTCAGGGCATCAGCAAATGCGTTGTCCTGGTCGTTGCGCTCGACCGGCCAGCCCTTCTCCTTGGCCAGATCCTCGAAGGTGAACAGCAGGTCGAGGTCTCGAAGCTTTTCGCTCACTTGCATGGTGCTGTTCCTCAGTTCGCCACAACGGCGTGGATGGCCAGTTCGGACGGCAGCCGCCGCTGCAGGGCTGTCAGGCGATCGATCTGCTCCTCGCTGCACTCGTCGATGCAGATGACCCTGGCGCCGCGGCCGATGCGGTGGCGCACGAGCAGCTCTAGGTCGGCAAGGTCGTAGGCGTTGCCGTGGATGATCTGGTGCTCGTCCTGCCCGGCCTCGCGAGCTTTCTGCCGCAGGCGGATGGTCTTGCCGGTCATCGGGGCGCCGCGTTCTACGTTCAGTTGCATGGTGCTTCTCCTTGGTAAGGCCCAGGCGTTGCCGCGCCCGGGCGTTGGGGTTAGCGGGCCGCCAGGGCCAGCAGGTTGGGGGCGAGGTAGCCGGCTGCGAGCAGTACCGCCAGGGTCACGCCGCTGCCCAGCAGGGTGAGCAGGGTTTCGCGCCGGCTGGGGCTGTAGAGGTCGTCGTTGTCGTTCATTGGCATGGTGCTTCTCCTTGGGTTGGTACCGGCGTTGCCGCGCCGGCGGGTTAAACGAGCTGGAACACCCAGCAGCGGACGGTCTTGGCGTTGTTCAGCCCGTCGGTGGCGATGTTCGAGTTGATGGGCTTGTTGGTCTCGATGAACTTCGGCGACTTGCTGGTCTTGAGCAGGCGCTTGAGCTCGCTGAGGTTCGGGAGCTGCTGCCGCTTGTTGGCAGCCATCTCGACGAACTCGTTGAGGTTGATGGCGAAGAAGGCCGACTTGCGGGAGTGGTTCAGCCGGCCGCCGGGTTCGTTCAGAGGGCCATTGAGGAACTCGACCATGTCCCAGAATTCGCGCACGAGCGGGTGGTCAGCGTTGATGGCCTGCTGGCGCTCCTGCGCCATGCGCTCCACCTCGGCATGCACCTGGGCCGCGCGCTCGTCGCTGAGCGGCACGACCAGCTGCAGGGCGTCGACCAGGCTGCGCAGCTGGGCGTGGTTCTTGGCGATCCGCACTGTGCGGATGCCCGGCAGTGCCAGCAGCTGCTGCTCGTAGCCGGACGTGCGCTCGTCCAGGAGCTTCATCACCTGCGCCTCGGGCTTGAGCGCCTTGATGATGAAGCCGCTGAGCTGCTCCACCGGCATGCGCTCCAGGCGCTCGGCGTGGAGCTTGGTTTCCGGGGTCTGGTGCTCGCGGGTCAGGTGCACGTGGCCGAGGCGCTGGAGGATCGGCTCGGAGGCGTTGACGGCGTTGTTCTGCGCGATCAGCAGGGCGCCGCGGAACGGCGGTTCGCGGGTGTCGTTGCCGTTGTTCTTCACACCGGTGGAGCGGACGCTGCGGCCGTTGTAGGCGGTCTTGAGTTCGTCCCAGTCGAAGTGCTTCACCGGCGCGCCTTCCTTCTGCTCGCGCTCGGACTCGATCAGCACCACCGGCAGGTTGCCCACCTGGGCGAAGTTGCGCGCACGGCTGGCCGGGGTCGCCTTGGACGGGTCGAAGCCCTCGTATTCGGTACGGCCGGTGAGTTTCCAGAGCAGCTCCACCAGGGTGGTCTTGCCCGCGCCGGCCTCGCCGATCAGCTCCAGGAACAGGTAGGACTTGTGCAGCTGGCGGATCTGCTCGGCGTACAGCGCGCCCAGCCACCAGGCCAGCACCACCACGCCGCGCACGCCAAAGCAGCGCCAGAACAGGTCGAACCACTCTTCGTCGTAGTCGGCCAGGTCAGCGTTGATGTGCAGCACCGGTGACAGGCTCTGCGACTTGATGCTCAGGGAGCCGACGTCGAAGAAGTCCTCCTCGTTGAGCTTGTGCACCTTGCCGCCGGCGATCGCCAGATCGTTGAACACGTAGACGCCGTGCTCGCGGGTGTAGCCGATCCAGTCGATGGTGTTGACGGTCTTGAGGCTGTCGAGCTGGTAGCCAAGCATGCGCTCCAGCTGCTGCGGGGTGCCGGTGAACATGGCCCCGTTGCAGACGTTGAGCAGGCGCTTCTTGAACTCCGGTGCCGAGGCTATCTGCGCCGCGGTGAAGGTGCTCTTGATGGTGGGCGCCTCGGGTCGCTCGACGCGGAAGTAGTACCAGGCCTCGTCGGTCACCTCGTTGCGCATGTAATACAGCGCGTCGAAGTAGCAGTTGGCGATGCGCACCACGGCGGCGCTCTGGCGCAGGGCCTTGTCCCGGCGCTGCTTGTCGTTGAGCAGCTGGTCGTCGTGGTGCTCGGAGCCGTCAAGCTCGCGGGCGGTGCGCTCGTACTTCTCCATGTCCAGGTTGAACCAGTACAGGCGCGAGCGGTAGGTGAAGTGGAATTCCTTGCGCTCGTCCCATTCGTACATGAGCAGGCCCTTTTCCTCGGCCGACTCGGCCAGCAGCAGGGCGCCCTGGTGACGGGCCTCGGCCATGTCCAGCTCGATGCGCTTGGCGCGCTCTTCGTCGCCGTCGATGAAGGCCCAGCGCTGGTGCAGGTCGTTCCAGTCGACCTTCTTGGCGCCGCGCTGCGGGATGACAGCCGCCTCGCACTTGAAGCCCAGGGCGCGCGCTTCCTTCGCCCAGCGGCGCATGTTGGCCTTGGCGACCGGCTCGTTATCCAGCGCCCAGACCAGGCGCGGCAGGCGCTTGTCCGCCTCATGGCAGGCGTTCTTGAGTGCCTTGAGCGATTGCTCGGGCAGCGGCGCGCTGCTCATCATCGAGACGGCAGGGACGTCGTGGTGCAGCAGGGCGATCGCGTCGAAGATGCCCTCGACGATGTACAGCTCCTCGACTTCCACCAGGTTGAGCGACGGCGGGCACCACCAGACGCCCTTGTAGCTTTCGCCCGGCTTGAAGCGGGCCTTCTGCTTGCCGAAGCGCTCCGGCCGGTCGATCAGCCGTTCCCAGTAGCCGCCCTTTTCCAGCGGGAAGCGCACCGTCGTGCTGCCGGCGTTGATGTCGCGGCTCCAGTAGTTCTCCTGGCTGTACCAGCCGGCGATCAGCTCCAGGCGAAAGCCGCGGGCGAACTGCAGGTAGGCGCTGGCTGTGGCCATCGGGTCCTGGGCGGTGGCCGGGGCAGTCTTGCTCCAGTCGTTGAACAGGTCGTCGTACAGCTCTCTGACATGGACGCGGTGGCCACACTTCTCCGGACGGCCGCAGATCAGCATCCAGGGCGAGTCGTGGAAGGTGTAGAGGGTCTTCTTGCCGCAGTTGTGCGCCGGGCATTTGCCCTTGCGCATGTAGTTGGTGCCGGCCATGTGCTGGAGGCCGAAGTCGCGCTCGATGCGGCGCAGCACCTCGGCCCGTAGGGTTTCTTTCATCTGCATGGTGTGGCTGGCCTTACTGGTTGGCGCCGAGGGCGACTTTCAGCGCCCCGATGGTGCGTTTGTGGCCGGCGAGGGCCGGGTAGTCATCGAGGATGCGGCGGCTGCGCAGGAACTCCGGCACGGTGCGGTAGCGATCGTCGTACCAGTGCTCGGTCAGGCCACGGCGCAGCTCGCAGCGCAGGCTGCTGAGCAGGGCCTCGGCTACGGGCTTGGGCATGTCCAGCTGGATGGCAATGGCTTGTTGCATGGCGGCAACCTCGAATTTCGGGTGCAACTTCCCCAAACCCGCGCTCAAGCGGGTCTGGGTACGGTGATTCAGGGGGTGGTGGTCAGTGCGCGGCTGCTGCAGCCGGCAGTGCCGCGGGTGGCTGCAGGCGCAGCGGCAGATAGCGGGTCGGAATGAAGGCCCGTTCCCCGGTGCGTACCAGCACCAGGCACAGCCGGGTCTCATCACCGAGGCCGCGATCGATACCCACGCGGGACGAGATTTCGGTCATCGCCAGGTGGACCAGCCGCGGCGCCATGAACGCAGGTACGTCCAGGCCGTGAACCAAATAGCTGCAGGCGCGGTCGTATAGGCGCTCATCGTCGGCAAGGTGCTCATCCTGATGGCGCAGGAGGTAGGCCTTGGCGGCGGCCTGCATGCTGCTGCGGTAATCCTTGGCAGAGGTATCGTGGCTCATGCGTGTGCTTCCTTGAGTGGCTGATCGAACAGATCGGGTTGATCGGATGCAGGCCGGCTGTCACGCAACGCCTGCATTTTCGCCACGGATGGCGCAATCGGCAGCACCACCCTCGGCTTGTCCATGCCCGAGGTATTGATCTGGTAGTCCCAGCTCATCGAGCCCGTGAGCACCAAGCCGCAGGCCAGGTTCATGCACTGGCCGTAGATGGTGCGGAATGTCGGTGTTTGCCCCTCGGAGTTGCGAATGCGCATCCGCTCTCCGCACGCCGGGCATACCAGCTTGTAAACGCTCAAATCCCTTCCCCCCCGGCCGTGGCAGCGGCCGTACAGCACTTATTTTTTGTCGTTGCAGGTATGCAGAACGATGACTGCCGCTATCTCCGCGTGACGGGCGGAGACGTAGCGGCGATGGGCATCGAGGATGGCGTTGGCTTCGCCTTCGTCGATCGCGCCGTCCTCCAGGGCCTTGGCGATGATCAGGTCCACCCGGCCGCGGCGCTTCGCGGTATCCACGGCGCGGTGGTAGAGCTCCATGTTGTCCAGGTCTTCGGCAGCCGGCAGCGGGACGAATACTCCGCCGTACTGGGCGGCGATGTACTCGGGCAGGTAGGCCGTTCCGATCTGTTGCTCGAGCAGCAGGATCTGCTCGTCGGTCAGCGGGCGGTGGCCGGCGCTCTCGTAGGCGTGGTTGTCGAACTTCTTGATTTCCAGGCCCAGGCGGGCCGCGGCGCAGTCACGGCCGCCGGGGTATGCGGCGATGATGGCGCTGACCACCTTGCGCCGGCTGTCGAGGATCGTGTGCTTCATCTTCTCGTTTCTCGCCTTGGGGTTTGCCATTACTTTGGAATCACTGCGAAGTCAGTCTTGCGGCGCCCGTAACGCGGCGCTTCGCCGGCTACTACGCCTTCCTTGATGCCGAGCAGTACGGCGGCGCGGTGGGCTTCACCGCGCAGGCACTTCTTCTGCCCGTTGAGCACGGCGTAAACCGTGGACGGGCTGATGTCGTTCTGTTCGGCCCATTCCTTGGCGGTCAGACCGAGCTTGCTGAGGCGCTCGCGCGCAGCGTTGCGCGCTTGCTCGCTGGGGTATCCGTTCGGCATAGTTCAAATTCGTGTGATTTCGTGTGATGTGGCGCTGAGTATTTCCCTCATTTGATGGAATGTCAACGGCTTGTGGAGACGTTTGTGGGAATTGGCGAACGCCTGAAAGAAGAGCGTGAGCGACTCGGGCTCAACCAGACCGATTTCGCTGCGCTGGCTGGGGCCTCGAAGAACACCCAGTACAACTACGAAAAAGGCGAGCGCAGCCCAGATGCCAACTACCTAGCGGCAGCTGCCGAAAGGGGCGTCGACGTGCTCTATGTACTGACTGGGGAGCGTCGGCCCTCAGCTGCGGAAAGTGTCTCGTCGGATGAGATTGAGCTGGTGAAGGCGTACCGCAGCATGAGCGAGGCTGAGCGCTCAGTGCTGCGCCGAATCTCCGGCTCGCTCACCGGTCCGGATAGCTCGCACAAGCTCAGCGATACGCTGTAACGCGCCCCGAGCGCACTAGGAGAACGGCCCGATAGGGGCCGGCAAAGGACTGCTATGCCACGAACCGCCCGCCATCATCTGCAGCGCCTCGCCTTGGCGTTGCTCCTCCCATTTACTGCCCTGACCGTTCAGGCCGATGAGGCCGCTATCAGCGCCCATTGCCAAGGCGAATGGTCTGACGATGCCGAGATGCGCGCTTTCTGCATCAAGGAGCAGAGGCAGGCCGCGCGCGCCTTCGACGGCTTCAGCGGCGCTATCCGGCAGCATTGTGAGGGCGAGTGGTTGCCGGACTATGTCATGGCGTTGCACTGCATCAAGGAGCAAAGCGCCTCCCAGGCTGCCGTCGCCACCGCGCCCAAGGATGAGATCGCCGCCCGCTGTGCTCGCGAGTGGCCAGACGAATACGACATGCAAGAACACTGCGCCAGAGAGCGCAGGGCTGCCAAAGACAACATCGAGCGCAACTTCTCAGGTGCGGTACGCCAGCGCTGTGAACGCGAATGGGGTACCGAGTACGAGATGGTTGAGCATTGCATTCTGGAAAACGGGGAGTAAGGCAATGGACGCAGTAGTGATGGTCGCGTTCCTGGCTGTCTGGGCTGGTGCGTGGTGGTGGTTGGCCAAGCGCATGGGCTCCAACGGCCGTGGGTGGTTTGTCCGGAACTTGGCTGGAGGGTCGGCGGGGCTGTTTGCTGGGCTTGTGCTGGTGACTATCTGCATCGAAGCGGGGCTGATACAGCCTGCAAGCAAGAACGCTGAAGAAACGATTGCTGAGGCCTCCCCAGCGGTGAGCACCACCGCTGATTCCCAAGCGAATCCGAGACTGGCCGCTCAACCGGAGGCTGAAGCAGCAGCACCTGCTAAGACGCTCGGCCTCAACCCCGACATTTACGCGGAGCGGGTCAATGCCGTGCTCCAGCGCCTTGAAAAGCCTTACCGAGTTGATACCAGCGATGTAACGCCCGGAGAGGTAAACGATGTTTTGAAAGCCAAGCTGGGGCCGCATGCTGCGCTGGTGGCGAGTATCTCCAAAGGGTCTGGAGAAATCATCGACTTGACGGTGATCGGTAGCGGCGACGGCAGCCCAGCATCAGGTTTGGAAATAATGATGATGGCCAGCGCGGCGCTATCGGCTGCGGCGCCGGATGCCGACTTTCGCGAAGTGTTCAAACAGATTCCGGCAATGATGGAAGGCGAGTCTAAGACCTACGGTCCGGTGAAGATGGGAGCGAAAACGATGGACCAGCTAGGCACCTGGTTCTTTGCCTCGCCTATCTGAAAAAGATCACAAGCGCCGGGCATTGCGTGTGAGATGCCTGCCACGCGGACTTAGAGAGCAGTCGCCGTTGATTCAGCAGAACTTGGTCAAACTGAACGTCGTTGAAGTCTACCCGCAGGCCACCGGTACGGCCCACGCGGGCGGCTTCTGCCAATGCGATAACGGCATGGACTATGCCTACAAGGTGGCAAAGCCGGGCGCGATTTTTGTGCCCGCTACGGAATGGTTGTGCAGTCACCTGTCTAATGCGTGCCGCATTCAGACCCCACCGATGGACGTTCTGCACACGCCAGACGGCCAGGTGTGGTTCGGATCGCGAATCGAGGGCGGCAAGCTGGCAGAGGATGCCTGCTTGCTGGAGCTCCAGGTGGGTGAAATGGCAGCCAAGGTGCCGAATTTGCGCGAGCGGCTGTCGATGATCTACGCCCTGGACCTGTTTACGAACAACACGGATCGGCACGGCAACAATTACCTGTTCCGTACCAGCCTACAACGGACGGTGATCATGGCTTTCGATTTCAGTTTTGCCTGGTTGGCGCACGGCCCGTTGCTGCGAGGCTATCCTGATGAGAACTGCCACACGCGTACGACGATGACATTTCTCGCTAGAATGTACGGCTTCGATGTGGTCAGCGCGCACCAGGTGCTTGAGACGATCAGGACGTTGCCAGACGACTGGATTGATGGCCCGGTGAGGTCCATGCCGGACGAGTGGAAACAAGGTGTGGATGTGGGCGCTGCAGTGGACTGGTGGAAAAGTGAAGAACGTGGCCAGCGCTGTGCGTACCTTACGGGGGCAATAAAGTGATGAATATAGTCAATTACAGCTTGATTCAGTTCACGCCCGACCGGAAAAGAAACGAGACCATCAATATTGGGCTCATTGTCTTCCTTCCAAACGCTGTTGCCGTACATCTTTGCGAGTCCATTCGCAAAATAAGAGCGGTAGATGGCGCCACGTCAGCTAATGACCTAAAAAATATAGAAACGAAGTTGTCTAAGTTGTTCGGCCAATTATCACGTGAGCCTCAGCTGTTTGAGAGCGAATTCGAATTTAGACGCAAAATGATGCCGGGATCATTCCAGTTAAGTGGCCTCGGATATTTCGCAGTAAATAACCCGGACGAAGCCAGTCTCAAGATCAACAAGCTCATGGCCGAGCTGGTGATTCCGCCGAAGCCGCAAATCAGCCGTGAGCGTGGCGCCCGAATCATTACGAACCTTCGCAGCATTTTTCGCCAGCATGATCTGTTCAGTGACAGTGTCGACGATATCTTCAATCACCGGATTGTCGAGAAATTCCCGATTTCAGAGCGTGCGAATCTCCATGCAGACTTTGCATTAAAAAACGGTGTTTATCATATCACTGAGACCATCGATCTCGGCGCGCGTGATGCTTCGGTGAAATTCAAAGAGGCAGGGCTTAAGTCCTTCATCATGGCGAAAGCTAAGCTGGAACTTGGTACGGAAACCAAGTGCTATGCGGTCTACTCAGCCAGTGCTGCTGATGAGAAAGATAAGGCTGAGGCAATTGACCTATTGAGCGAAGGCTCTGATTTCATCTTTAACTTGCGCAGCCAGAAAGATAAGATTGACTACATACAGAAAATGGAAGCTGCCGCTGGAATGCAAAAGTTGCACTAACAATTGCCTCAAACCGAAAGGGCGCCACTTGGCGCCCTTTTTTATGGCTGCGATTCCTGCAACCGCTTCAACTCCCGATCCACCGCCCGCTGGGCATTGGCCTTGCTCGCGTAGAGGTGTGTCAGGCGCTTGGGCTTGGTCTGGTCGCCGGCGGTGAGTTTCTTCTGCTCGCCCGTTTTCTCCTCGCGGTACCAGGCAATCACGCCGGTGTAGTCGCCGTCGTGGTCGGCCAGCAGATCCACGTCGTCACCGTCGGGCAGCTTGGATTCCAGCTCCAGGCTGGTGGTGTAGCTGTCCGGCGTGAAGCTGTGGCGCAGGTTGCCGCCCAGCCAGACGATGGCCGCGATCTCGGCCTTGACGCCGAGCAGGCTGTAGGTCTGGTCGGGGGTCAGCTCCGGGCGCCCCTTGGCCAGCATATAGCTGAGCGTGGCGGTACCGCGCTGCAGGCGCCCCCACTCGGCGCGGGCGGCGCGAAGGGCGCTAGCCTGGTCGGTGTAGCTGTGGCGCAGCTCCTTGAGGTTGTCGCCGCCGCCGGCGATGGCCTCCTTCTTCTCCGCGCTGTTGATCTCGTAGTAGTACGCCTTGACGCCGGTGTAGCTGTCGCGGTCGGCCTGCAGGAAGCGGTGCTGGTCGCCGTCGGCCCGGGTGAGGGTGACGTGCGGCAGGCTCAGGCCGCTGGCGGTGGTGCTCTTGCCGGCCGGCATGAACAGCAGGCGCCCGGCCTTCACGGTGCTGATGGCGTCGTGTTGCAGGCCCAGGCGGCTGAGCAGGTTGGCGTCGCTCTCGTTGGCCTGGTCCAAGTGCAGCAGCTCGATGGCGGCCAGGATCGGGCTGACGATGGGGGCGAGGCCATGGGCGGAGGCGATCGAGGCGATGATCGCGCCCAGGGTGGCACCGTCCCAGCTGCGTTCGCGCTTGACCTTGAGGCCGCCGCGCAGGTCCGCGCTGCGGGCGCGGATGCTGAGCACGTCCGGCGCGCCGCTGTGTTCGGTCTCGTCCACGGTGTAGCTGCCCTTGTCGACCAGGCCGGTATCGCTCCAGCCCAGCCAGAGGCGCACGGTGGCGCCCCGGGGCGGGATGGCCAGCAGCCCGTCGTGGTCGCTGAGGGTGATGTCGAGCTGGTCGGCCTCCATGCCGCGGTTGTCGGTCAGCTCGATGCTGACCAGGCGCTGCTCGATGTCGAGGGTGATGTCGCGGCCGTTGACCACCACGCGGCAGATCGGTTTGGGGTAGGACGTCGCCTCGCGGTAGCGGTTGGCCGCGTCACCGAGCAGCGCGCCGGCTTGGCTGAGCAGGCTCACAGCAACCCCCGCAGGATGCCGCCGACGCTGCCGGTGAGGCTGCCCAGCAGATCGACGCGGCCGTCGTCGATGCGGCCCAGCTTGAGGTTGAACTCGATTCGGCGCGCGGCGCCGTCACGGAAGAAGAGGGTGCGCGTCTCGCTGAGCGACTCGATCACCCACAGGCCGAAGATGCGGCCGTCGCCCTGCACCAGGGGCCAGGCCTTGCCGGTGTCGGCCATCATGCGCAGGGTGTCGAGGCTGAGCGGGCTGCCGACCAGGCCGGGCAGCAGCACGCCGGGCAGGGTGATGCTGTCCTCGCCGCGGCCGAGGTACTGGCGCGCCGGGTTGGTACCGATGCGGCTGGTGGAGCCGTGGCGCCAGTCCGTCTGCCGTTGGAACTCCTGGTAGGCCAGGGTCTCCAGGCTGAACACGAACATGCCGAGGGCCATCATCATGGGGTGTTACTCCTGGTCGCCGAGGGCCGAGCGCACGCGGGCAGCCTTGCCGCGCTCGCGCTCGTCCAGCAGCTGGTTGAACATCTGGCGCAGGCCTGCGGTGTCGGTACCGGGCGCCGCGTGGATGGTGATCTGGTAGGTGTCGCCCTGGACGACCATGGGCGCGCTGCTCGCTGCGGCGGATAGCGGCGGGCGGTTGTCCATGGCCATCGCCGGGCCGCTCATGCCGAAGCTGACGGCGCCGGCGGCTGCCAGCTGTTTGGCCATGGCGGTGACGGCGCCCAGCGGGCCGCCCTGGCCACCCACCAGCCCCTGCTCCAGGCCCTGCATGGTGAAGCCGCCCAGCTCGGCGAACACGCGCGACGGCGAGTGGATGCCCAGCTTCTCCTTGAACCAGCCGACGGTGCTGTCGCCGACGCCGCTGATGGCGGCCTTGACGGCGCCGAGCTTGTTCTTGATGCCGTTGGCCAGCCCGTCCAGGATCATGCCGCCGAAGTCGGAGAACTTGGCCGGCAGCTCGACGCCGAAGTAGCCCATTAGGCCGGCGAAGGCGCGGTAGAACAGCCCCTGCGGAGAGAAGTTGAGGATCAGCGTGGCGATGCCGGTGAGGCCGCCGGCGAAGCCCTGCTTGATCTCCGCCCACAGGCCGAGGAAGAACGCCTTGACCGGCTCCCAGTTGCGATAGATCAGGTAGGCCGAGGCCGCGATGGCGGTCACCGCCAGGCCGATGGGGTTCATCATCAGCGCGCGGCCGATGAACAGGATCGCCTTGCCCACCATGGGCAGCACGGCCTTGCCCAGGTTGAGCAGAACGGTACCCAGGCTCGCGCCCTTGATGCCGAACAGCGTCAGCGCGTAGCGCGCCATGGCGAACGGGCCGAGGAAGCTGGCCAGGCCCAGGGTGACGGCGCCGAAGCCAGCGGCCAGCGCTGCCACGCCGGCCACGGTCTTGATGATCTGCCCGGCGAGTTCCGGATTGGCCTTGACCCAGTCGGTCACGCGGCCGATCACGCTGTTGAAGCTCTCGAACAGCTCCACCAGCGTGGGGCGCAGGGTCTCGCCCAGGGTGGCCGAGAGGTTGAAGGCGCGGTTCTTGGCCATGTCCATGCGTGCCGATATCAGTTCGGCGCGGATGTCCGCTTCGCGCTGCATGGAGCCCGAGCCGGCGGTGGAGTTGGCCATGTCCAGCTGACGGCGGTACTCGCCGATGTTCTGGGCCAGCTTGGCGGCGTCGTCGCCGAACTCCTTGCCGAACAGCTGCGTCGTGACGCCGAGCTGCTCGGCCTTGGGCAGCTTGTTGATGGCGTCCAGGACCTGCTGCAGCGTGCCCGTCGCGTTCTCGGCCATGCCGCTCTGCAGCGCCTCGGCCTCGAGCCCGAGGGCCTTGAGCCCGGCCTGGAAGCGCTTGGGCTGCTGGGTGGCGATCGCCAGCTCGCGGATCATCGCGTTGGTGGCGGTGCCGGCCACCTCAGCGGTGGCGCCCAGGGTGAGAAAGGTTGAGCCCAGGGCGGCGGCGTCCTTGTAGCTCATGCCCACCGAGGCAGTGACGCCCGCGGTGCGCTGCAGCACCTCGATGATGTCCGCACCCTTGGACTTGGCGTTGTCGTCCAGGTAGTTGATGGCGTCGCCCAGCTGGCTGACGTTCTGGATCGGGATCTTGTACAGGTCGGCGATGCGCGCGAGGTTCTCGCCGATCTGGTCGGCCGGCAGCTCGAACGCGGTGGCGGCATTGGCAGCTACCTCGGCGAACGCCAGCAGGTTGTCCTTGCCGGTCACGCCCATGCGCGCCGCGCCTTCGACCAGGGCGGCGATTTCGGTGGTGGCCATGGGGATGCGCTCGGCCATGGCCTTGATGGCGTCGGCCATCTCGAAGTAGGTGCTGGTGAGCTGCCCATTGCCGTCGCGGGCGCCTTCCACCTGCTTGGCCACGCCTGCCATGGCGTCCTCGAAGCCCATGTAGCTCTTCACGGTGCTGAGCACCGGCACGCCCATTGCGGCCCCTGCAGCGGCAGAGCCTGCTCCGGCGCCTGCCATGCTGCCGGCGAGCTGCTGGGTCTTGTCGTACTGAGACCGGGCAAGTGCGAGCTGCTTGGTCTGCGCGGTCAGGCGCTGCATGCGCCGGCCCTGCTCGGTGATGGTCTGGTTGGTCTGTTCGATGCGTTGGCGCAGGTCGCGCTCGTGCTGGCTGAGGTTGCGCGTGCTGATGCCAGCGGCGCCGAGCTTGTTGCGCAGGCCCTGGAGCTGTACCTGCTGCTCCTGGTGCTGCCGCTTGAGGGCGGTGGCTTCGCGGATGGCGCCCTTGAGGTCGCGGGTCATCTGCCGGGTGGGCACGCCAGTGGCGGCCAGGTCCTTGCCGAGGGCCTTCACGCGATCGCGGGCGGCCTGCAGGGCGGTTTCGGTCTGCTCGCTCGCCGTGCGCAGGGTGCGCCAGCTGCTGACGTCGCGCTGCTGCGCTTGCAGGGTCTTGAGCTGGTCGCGGGAGTCCTTGAGGGCGCGGCCGAGGCCGACGCTCCCCTGGGTGATGGCGCGGATCGGCCGGGTGGCTCGGTCAATGGCCTGGAGGATCACCTCCATCTTCAAGTCATTGGCCATGCTTCAGCTCCCAGCGTGTTCTGGCCCGCTCGCGCCATTCGATCAGATCAGAAAGGGCCAGCGGGTCCATGTCCGCCGGCGCCCAGTGAAAGACCACGGCCATGTCGGCCATGGCGTCTTCTACGCAACGAGGGCAGCTTCCTTCGCCGACTTCTGCAGCAAAAAACCGGACACCGCGACGCCGCAGGCCATCAGGTCGGCCGGGTCCATGGCGCCGATCTCGTGATCGGTCAGGCTGGGGGTGCTGATGCGCGGCAGCACCTTGCGCAGGGCCAGCACGTCCATCTGCACCAGGTCGACCAGGGTGACGCCGCGCAGCTCGCCGCTCATGGGCTTGCGCAGGGTGACGGTGTCGTGGGTGGTCTCGCCGCGCTTGATAGGGGTGTCGAGCTTGATGACCGCTTCGTTGGGGTTCTTGGCCTTTTCGGCGGTGGTCTCGGGGGTTTCCATGGGGTTGCTCCTTGGGTGCGTTGAGGCCGCCAGCAGGGGCGCTGCTGACGGGTTGCGGAAAGGGGGGCGCTGGCTGTGCACGGCTTAGATGCCGAGGGCCCTGCGGTGCTCTGCCAGGCGGTCGTCGCCGTCGACGATGTAGACGAAGTTGAGCAGGTCGATCTCGATGAGGACCTCACCGTCGACGCTGAGCTTGTAGTAGGTCAGGGCGGTGGTGATCTTGTGCTCGGTGTCTTCGCCGGGCTCGGCGTCGCCGAAGTCGATCTCTTCATGCCGGCCGCGGGTGACGATCTCCACGGCGCTGACTTCGCCGGTGTCGTCGCGCTGCACCGAGCCGGAGAAGCGCAGCTGCACGCCGTCGACCTTGGTAGCGCCGAACTGGCGCACGGCGATCAGGTCCCAGCCGCCGAGGGTCCACTCCAGCTGCAGGCCGTCGTCGCTGTGGCCCATGTCGACCTTGACCGGGCCGTCCATGCCGCCGCCCCGATAGGCCTCCAGCTTGCGGCCGAGAACCGGCAGGGTGACGGCCTTGGCGATACCGAGGTAGCTGTTGCCGTCGTTGAACAGGTTGAGGTGCTTGAGTTTCTTGGGCAGGGCCATGGTCGGGCTCTCCTACGGCGCGGCCTGGGCCGCGCGGGTGAATGGGGGTCAGGCGTTGACGGCGGCGGCGAACTGGACCAGGTGGCGGTCGGTGATGCGCTGGCGCAGCAGCAGGTTCTCCAGCGGCGGTACCGGGGTGTAGTCGTAGTCCAGGTAGAGCTTGCCGGCCTTGAGGGTGTCCTTGTCGTTGGCGGCCTCGTCGTACCAGCACTCGCCACCCAGCAGGTAGCCGTTGCGGATCAGCTCGCGGAACTTGGCGTTGATGCCCTCGACGATGTCGCGCACCAGGGAGGGGTGCATGGGCTTGTCCACCGCCCAGAAGTGCGCCTCGGCCATGGTGTCCGCCAGTACCTGCGCCGAGCGTGTGTAGTTCTCGAAGGCGAACAGCGGGTCAGCCGAGCAGGTGCGTGAGCCCCAGAAGCGGAAGCCGTCACGACGGATCAGCGTGGTGACCTCGTCGGCATTGAGCAGGCCGGCGTCGGTAGCGGGATTCTGCAGGTCGAAGTAGATGTCCTTGCTCAGGCCCGACACGCCGTTGACCGGCACGTTAGAGAGGGTCTTGTGCCAGCCGACCTGCTCGTCCAGCTTGGCGCGCAGGCCCAGGGCGCGAGCGATGGCGCTGGCCGGTGCGTTGGCGTTCGCCACGGTGTCCCAGGAGACGAAGTCCGGCCAGATGAGCATCAGCTCACGCGCACCGAAACCGGCGCGGTAGGCGATAGCATCGCTGACGGTCTCGCAGCCGTAAGCGTTGGCGTAGGCGAAGCCCCGCAGCTTCTCGGCGATCGCTACCAGCTCAGTGGTGACCGGCAGTGAGTCGAGCCCAGGCACGCCAAGGATGCGCGGCTTGACGCCGAGCTGGGCCTCAGCAGCCAGCAGCGCCTTCATGCCCTGGTACTCGCCGGTGGCGCTCACGCCGCCGATGATGTTGCTGGTGGTCTCGGCCTCGGTGGCGCCCTCTTCCACGCGCACCACGACGGTGACGGGCGATGCCTGGTCCGCGATGGCATCCAGGCTACGCGCCAAGGTGCCTTGCTCGCCGGCGGAACCGGAGGCGGTGAGCACGTCGGTGAGCAGCACCGGCTTGTTGAGCGGGAACTTGACCGCATCGGCATCCGACGCGGTGCAGACCATGCCCACCACGGCGGTGGAAACGGTGCGAATGGGGCGCGTGCCCTCGTTGATTTCGAGGACGCGGACGCCGTGATGGTAATCGGTCGACATGCGGGAGGCTCCTGCGGGGCGTATGCCTGATCAGTGAGCCTTGAGGGTGACGCGCGCGCGCAAGAGGCGCGAGGCGCGGGCCGTGTAGGGAAACGCGCTACAGAGCGCAGGCAAAAAAAAGCCCCGCCGAAGCGAGGCGATCCCATCCGAGGAGTGCAGTCAGCCGGCAATGAGCGCCGCTACGTCCGGGTTCGCCGCGAGGAACTCGCGCAGCTTGACGACTGGGTCAGGCGTTGTGAGTGCTTCGGGCTTGTTCACCAGGACCCATGCGGCGCCATTCCAGCGGGGCCAGCGCTCGGCCGGCACGTCTGCCGGTGGCGGGATCAGGGTGCAGCGAGCCGGGAGGAGAAAAACGCCAGGCTCGAGGGGGCTTTCGTCAGCGGTGGTTTCGCCGCGGTAGAAACCGGCGGCGTCGAATTGGTAGGCGGTAATCGTGCTCATGCGGGGCCTCAATATTTGATGCAGGGCAGCAACGCGACGTTGCGCGGCCGCGCCTCGTTGCCGCCGCTGTTCTCTATCGTCACAGCGTGAGTGTGTGCGCCAGCAGAGCCGGTGGACGAACCCAGCTGGCGGTTTGTGAACCCATTACCGGTCGCGGCACCTGGTGCTCCGCTGTATTGCGTGGCGGCGTAAGAAAACGAATGGCTGTGCGAACCTGCAGAGCCAGCTGAAGCGCTATGCGCGTGCTCCTTGTTCTGATCGCTCTGGGTAGACCCCAGCCCTCGGCCAGCGTCAACCCCACGACCATCGTCCAGGCCACGAATGAACTCGCCACGCAGGTCCGGCAGGTTGAAGGTATCGAAGCTGTTACCGGCGCCGTAGGTGGTGCCGATGGCCGCGAATAGGTCGCTATAGGCCGTGCGCGACACCTCGGCGCCGTTGGCCTTGAGCCAGCCCGTGGGCGCGGCGAGCTGGCAGAAGTACGCCACCATGCCGGCGGGCGCCATCTGCCGCGTTTCCGCCTTGCTGAATACCCCGAGGTTATGCCGACCGAGGGCCTTGTCGGGCACATCGGCCAGGTTGAGGTCGCGCACCAGGGGGAAACTGAGCGTACCGGTGGGGTCGTTCTGTACGCCGACGATCTCGGTACCGGCCGGGTAGCTCTGGCCAAGAATGGAGGTGGTATCGAAGTCGGCGGGATCTTCGCTCCATTCATCCGCACCCGGGCCCTTGGTTAACCGCAGCCCATCGATGTAAATGGCCAGGCCTCGGGTCGTCACAGTTGACCAGGTGACGGCGGTTTGGCCCTCGGCGAGCAGCTGCCGCTCCTCGATCATGTCTACCACGACGTTGGCGGTGCTGGGGTCCGCCCACTCGGTGTCGCCATCTGCATTGCTGAGTTTGCGTAGCACCTGGCCGGTGGTGCCGCCAGGGATCATGGCGCCAACCGTGATGGTGTTGCTCACCCATTGGCGGGTGGCCACGGCGGTGTTCGGGTCGAGCTGCAGGGTGATGAGGTTGGCGTTGCTGACCACGAATTCGATGCGCAGCGTGGTATCGCCGAACAGGCCATCGGCCTGCACGGGCTTGTAGGCGTCGGGCATGTCACCGACGACGAACAGGCCGCCCTGGTCGTCGTAGATGCCGACCTCGCGCATGACGAAACCGCCGACGTCGACCGGGATGATGACCTCGACGAAATAGCGCTGCGGGTCCTCTGGATCGCGGCCGACCTGGTTGACGGTGGTGCGGTAGCGCTCACGCACGAGCTGGGTTTGTGGCTGCGCCGGCGGTGCCGGCTGGCCGGCGCCATCGCCCACCGCCACATGGGTGAGGTTCACCGCGACGCCTGCGGCCTCGGCCTCGGCCAGGCGTGCCAGCCCGTAGCTGGTGTGGATGACTTCATACGGCATGGCGGCTCCTTAGGCTGGCAGCGTGTAGTCGATGACCACGGCCGCCAGCTCGGCTGGCGTGGTCGCGGCACGCAGGGCATCGTCGATGCCCTGGCGGCGGCCGGTTAGCCAGGCGCTGGCCTGGGCAAATGCCTGCGCCTTGGCGAGCGTGCGCGAGAGATACTCGCCGCGATCGAGGCCGCGTGCGGCGGCAGCGATATCGATCCAGGGCGTTGGCGCTGCGGTGTCGGCCGCCCATGCCAGCGCCTCGGCGCGCTGCCGCTCCCAGGTGGCAATCTCGGACGGTGGATAGTCGGCCGTCAGCGCGGCAATGGCTGACTCGTAGGCGGCGTTGTTTGCCTCGGTCATGCCAGGGCGCTGTGCCTCAGCCATTGCTGCCAGCTCCTCAGCCGTCCACGGCACCACATCACGCACCACGACCACAACGCGGCGCTCGGCATCAACCGTCAGCGTCTCGGCGCCGTAGCGCTCGAACTCACCGAGGGGCGCGGATTGGTCTTCTTCGGGCCACCAGGCAGCATCGGAGACGCCAAGGGCAGGATCGGTCCAGCTGAGGTCGGCGAGGGATTCGGGTGCGAGGCCAACAAGGAAGCTCGGGATTGGTTCGCGGGTGGCAGTGTTAGATTGGATTTTGATCATCAGTACCCCCCCTCGACGATTTGGAACAGCAAGTACGGCCCAACAGAGGAAGATGTTGATTGATAAACAATATCTACATGAGTTCCAGCGCTATTGATTGAAGCCATAACGTCTGGATAATAGGTTCGAGGCACCGTCTCGCTCTTATAGACAACATCGCATGTCGACCCTTTTTGCACGGGGGAGCCAGGTATGGGAATAGACGCGAAAGCCGGGGCGGCATTAATGGTGCTGGGTGCCTGCGCTTGGAACTTACGAACTACCTTTTGTTTTTTTAGCTCTGTAACTTTAACTTCGACCACTGTACTAAATGAGTTGTAGCTTTCCAGAGTAACCTTCGATTCGTCTATCGAAGTGAATTCGAAAACCCCATAAGTACTATTTCCGATTACTGCGCAGGTCTGGTCTAACGTAACAATGCACTGATCTGGAATGACAATTTCCGGCAACACAATCTCCAGTAACTTCGTGCCTGCCGGGGCTTCGCGCGAGAGGACATATACAGCATTGACGGCCTCTGGCTGGAATCCAGCGGCCCTCGCCAACCCCAACGGATTCCCCAGCGGATTTCCCAATGCTCTGTCCATATCAGTAATCCATCCACTGAGCGGCAAAGACGACGCCGCTGGCCAGGGCTACCTGCGAGCCAACGTGCAGCTCATCGCCTGCATCCAAACGCAACGGGGTCGAATCACTGATATTGCCAAACACAGTTTCGGGAATCGCAGTGGTGGCAGCCACGGTATGTGCCGCCATCAGCTCGGAATCGATCAGCCGCAACGCGGGGTCGCCGGACTTCTTCACGAACATGACAAGCGAAGAGGCTGTCACGGTTGCTCGCGGAATCGCCGTGACTCGCGTGACAATGCAGCCCTCGGGGCCTGCGGTTAGCACGGCCACAGTGCCGGTCGGGGCATCAGTGGCCAGGTTGGCGACGGCGGCGGTGACCACGGCGGTTTGGATGCGCGCGGCTTGGGCAAAGGGGGCTTCGTGGGTCTTGGCCATGGTCAGTCCTCAGAACAGTAGTGCAATGGCGTGGGCCTTGGCCCGCGTCATGTATTGGGGGTGGGGGTCGGCTGCCGTCTGGTGCGCTGACAGCGCTTGCGCCTTGGCGTACTGGGCGTGCGGGTCGGCCGATTGTTCGTGCTGGGCGAGGGCTGCGGCTGCGTCGGGACGCGCCTCGAGGGCCTGGAGCGCTTGCTCAACGGTACCGGCCTCACCGGCTGCCGGCGTGTAGCCGACATGGGCGGCGCCATCCGGGTTGCCCAGTGCGGAGGCGGCTTGGCGTACCTCTTCGACCAGGGCCGGCACGGTGGGTACCGGCTGGCCGTCGCGGGTGCTGTAGGTGCCAGCGGCGGCCGGGTCGTTGACGAACTGGTCGAGACGTTCCTCGTTCTGCTGCAGGCGGGCGATGCTGTCTTGCAGGGTCAGGCTCATGTGGGGTTCCCCAGGGCGGCGGGTAGATCGGTGTTGACGATGCGGTCGAAGTGTTCGGCGCTGGCCATGAGCAGCCGATCCGCCTCGGTGACATAGTTGTTGAGGGTCAATGCCTGCCCGATGCACAGCACGGCGCCCACATGCACGCGCGACTCGCAGCGGGCGCGCAGGCGGATCTGCGCCAGGTGCGAGCGCAGGTTCTTGGTGGCGGCGACCACGCCCTCCACCGCCCGGATGCCCTCGAGGTTGACGGGGGTCTGGCTGGCCTCGACGTACAGCTCGAAGGTGAAGGGATCGCCGGGCGGGCTGAGCTGGAACCACTCGCGCACCTGGACGTAGATGCCCAGCGCGCCAAGCGCGTCGCGCACCGCACCGATGGTTCCCTTCTGCCGCTGGACGGCGAGCGCCTGTTTGACGGTTGCGCGTTTCTGGTCCTCCTGCCAGGCGGTGTCCCACTCGTCCACGCTGTAGGCCCAGGCGAGCCATGGAAGGTAACGGGCCGGGATTGTTTCGGCGCTCCAGACGTCGCGCACGGGTACCGGCAGTTCGCCTAGCGATGCCATGGCCTCGGCCAGCGCCCGCTCGGTGGCGGTGCTGTTGGGTGGCAGCAGGTCAGACATCGGCCTGCCCTGCCACTGTGAGGGTGATGCCGGTGCAATAGCTGGCCTCGCCCTCGCCGATCGCCAGGTTGCCGGTGGGCGCCCAGAGGTTGACCCGTTGCACACCGGGCTGATGGAGCGCGGCGTAGAGCCCGGACAGGGTGACGTCGTAGCCGATGCGCCGTTGCGCCTCGGTGTAGGCCGTGACAGCCGCCAGCGCGGCCGCGCGTACCACGTCCGCATCCGGCCCCGGGTACATGACCAGCTCGGCTTCGACGGTGTAGCTGACGATGGCGGCGGACTGCACCTGGACCTGGTCAGTCATGGGGCGCACGGACTCGCTGTTGAGCGCGGCGGTTACGGCGGCGAGCAGCGCATCGGAAGCGCTACCGTCGGCCTCACGCGAGAGCACATACACCACCACGACGCCGGGGGTCGGGCTGGCGGCGGAGACGTCGCGCACCGCGGCGGCGGCGCTGAGGCCGTGGAATACGTAGCTGCCCTCGCTGCCGGCGGTGGTGTAGCCCTCGGGCGAAAGCTGGATGCGCCGGCGCAGGTCTTCGTCGCCCTCGTAGGTGGGCGGCACGGGTGGCACGGCGGTGGGGTTGCCGTAGTCGAGCACCAGGCGCTGAACCTTGTAGTTGGCGCCGATGTGGTCCAGGTCGGTGCCGACCGCATAGGCGAGCATGACGCCCCGAACGGCGTCGTTGATGCGTTGACGCAGGCCGAGCTCGCGGTAGGCGTTTTCCTGCAGCAGCTTGGTCATGGGGTCGGACTCAAGCTCAAGGCGCGCGGCAATGGCGGCCTGCTCTTCGGCTGGATACAGCGCGAGGAGTGCGGCTTTGCGCTCGGCCAGCAGCGTTTCGAAGTCGAGCGGTTCTACCAGCTGCGGTGCAGGCAGCTGCGAGAGGTCGATGGGGCTGAAACCACCACTCATGATGCGGCTCCGAGACTGAGAGGCACGCGCAGGCTGAGCGCCTCGCGGGTGTCGACGCGGCTGCCTTCAATATCCAGCAGCACCTGACCCGCCTGCTCGCCGAGACCGAGCTGCACGCGGCTCAGGCGGATGCGCGGCTCCCAGCGCAGCAGTGCCATGGCCACGGCGGCGTAGGCCTGCAGGCGGGTGGCGTCATTGACGGGGGCGTCGATCAGGTCGGGCAGCAGGCTGCCGTAGTCGCGGCGCATCACCCGGCTGCCGATCGGCGTGGTGAGGATGTCGCCGATGGACTGGGCGATGTGCGTGGTGCTGTCGATTGCGGTGCCAGTGGTGCGGTTCATTTCGGTGCCCCCGTGATGCCGCCGCTATCACCTGGGTGCGTATGGTCGACCAGACTGATGCCGGCCGCGACCACGTCTTCGCTGACGGTCACGGTGCCGGTGATATCGACGTTGCCGAGGATGGTTACGCCGCCGGGTGCGGTGAGCTGGGCCTTGCCGCCGGCGGGCAGAACGGCCAGCAAGCGCTTGGCGATGCTGTCGTACTCGATAACGGCGCCGTCGCGGTAGGTGCGACGGTGCAGGCCTTCTCGGTCGCCGTTGGCCGGGATCAGGTCAGAGAAAAGGCCTGTAAGCGCCACGCCTTGGGCGAGGTTGCCGGATGGGCTCAGCAGCACCACTTGCTCGCCGACGGTGGGCGGGTCCCATTCGCGATCGGCACCGGCGCGCAGGTTCAACCATGGCAGCCAGGTGGTGGTGATGTTGCCGCTGCTGACCTTGACGCGGGGCGGCTGCATCTTCACCTCGGCAATGGTGCCAAAGCGGATTAGGTTTTCGATGATGCGGGCGAGGTCGGCAATGTTCATGCAGCTGATGCTGCGGCTCGCGCGCGCGTGGTGCACGGCGCTGAGCCTGTAGGGCGATGCGCTACAGGGCAAGGTCAGCGGGTGAGGTGTTCCAGGAGCTGGTCGCGGATCAATTCCAGGTCGGCATCGGTGAAGCCGAGCAGCTCGCGGCGCTCGTATTGCACCTCGGCCTGGCCGCGATCGGGACGGTCGCGCAGGCCGTACTGGTGGACGCGGGCGATGCGGGCCACGCGCCCCATGAAGCTGATGGCGATGGCGTCCGGGGTGCTGCGCAGCTTGAGGTGCGCGGCCTGGCGCAGCTTGGTGAACATCTGGCGTTTGATGCGTCCGACCTTGCCGCGCAGCTTGCGGGGCTTCCGCGGAGCGTACGGGGTGCCGTCCGGGTTGCGCTGACTGGCCACGCGCTGCTGCTGGCTGCGGCGCAGCTCGCGGCCGATCTGCTGGTTGAGCTGGCGACGGGCACCGGGCTCCAGCCGGGCCAGCAGAACGCCGGCCCAATCTTCCAGGGCGTGCAGGTTGTCGGTCATGGCGTGGGCGCGCCCCATTGGGCGATCACATCGCCGCTAGGGGTCTCCAGGCGCAGGCCGTCGAGGGTGAAGGTCTCCTCGAACAGCTCGGGCTCGTTGGGGTGGTTGACCTGCAGGCTGCCGTCGTCTTGCTTCTTGACGATCACCCGTTCGGTGAGCGGCAGCTTGAGCGACAGGTCGACCTTGCTGTTGTCCAGGACGTCCGCCTCGAAGGCGATGGCGGTCTTGCCCTTCTCCAGGTTGGTGAGCAGCTCGGGCTGGTTGACCAGCAGCCAGGCCAGCAGCGGGATGGCCACGGCGTCCGGGTGGCCGGCGTAGTCGGTCAGGATGATGTTGAGCGTGTAGCTGTACTCGAACGACAGACCCGGCGCCGCGGTGCTGCGGATGGTGCCGTTGTCGATGAACACCAGTAGGCGGTCGGGGTTCTTGTGCAGCTCGGGCACGGCGGCGAGCAGATGCGCTCGCAAGGCGCTGGGCTTGTTCATGGCTGGGCGCCTCGTTCGTTGTGGTCGACGATGATGTCCACCTTGGCGGCGCATTCGCCCCAGGCGGCCATGAGGTAGTCGCCGTCGTCGCTCAGCTCGCCGTTACTGACCGGCGCCGACGGGGCCAGCGTGCAGCGCGTCACGACCGGACAGCCACTGACGGTAACCTGCGGCTCCGGTAATGGCGGGGCGCTGGTGCAGGCGGCGAGCAGCATCAGGCAGAGGCTGAGCAGCCCAAGTCGCATGGGTTGGGTCTTCACGGCGGCGTTCCTTCTTCTTGAGCTGGTCGGTGGCGTGGGCCTGGCGTAGGTCCGCAATGGTCAGTTGCAGGGCCTGCTGGTCGAGGCGCTGGGCGGCGACCTCGCTGGTGAGGCGGGTGATGGTGGTGGCCTGGCGGGCGTTGCGCTGCTGGGCGGTTTGCAGGCGCTCGCTGGCGAGATCCGCCTGCGCCTGGGCGGAGTCGATGCGCTGCTGCTGGACCCAGACCGCCAGCGCCAGGGTGATGATCAGCAGCATGCTCTGCATCCAGGGGCGCAGCGCCGTCATGCCGCACGCTCCTGGTGCTGCTCGGCGAACTGGGCATAGGCCCGGGCGAGCTTCACGTCGTAGAGGTTGCGGGCGTAAGCCGGGCCGTTGTAGCGGCGCGCGAACTCGGCCCACTTCTTACCCTTGAGCGCCTTGTGCAGCGCGGGGTCGGTTTCGATGAAGGTGACGAAGGCGTCGAGCTGGGCGGCCTCGCTGAGCGCCATGGTGTCGGCGAAGTGCCGGGCGTCGTGGTAGCCGAGGCGCTGCCAGTGGTAGCCCATGATCTGGAACAGACCCCAGCTGGCGGACTCGAGCGCGGCGGCGGCGTGGATCTGCTGCGCCTGGGCGAGACGCTGATGCTCGGCGGTACCGCCGATGTAGCCGCCGGGCTGGCGGTTGACCAGGGCGGGATGCTTGGCGGCCAGTGCATCGGCCTCGGCCTCGCTCAGGCCATTGGCCTGGAGTCGGGCGTGCATGACGTGCCGCTCGAACAGGATCACCGGGCGGCCGTTGCTGGCGAAGCCCTCGCCGCGGCTCTCCACCTGGTTGATGGCCATGACGCTGGCCAGCGGCACGCCGAGGCGGTCGGCGGCCTGCTGGAGGTCCTGCCGCTTGAGGTAGCGCGAGGTGTCGTAGCCGTGGAGCGCAGCCATTGTCTTCGGGCCCGCGACGCCATCGTCCACCAGGCCGGCGCGGCGCTGGTAGGCGGCCACGGCGCGCTCGGTCTGCTCGCCGAAGTCGCCGTCCACGGCTACAGCGAAGCCGGCCAGCGTGAGTGAGGCCTGCAGGTTGCGCACGGCGAGGCCGCGCGAGCCGATGATCAGGAGTTCGCTCATACGCCTTCCACCTTGCGCTCAAATAGACGCTTGGCGCCCGCTCGGACGCCCTCGGCGCCGACCAGGCCGATGATGCCGCCGAAGAACGGGGCCGCATCCAGCGGGATGCCGAACAGCGCCAGGCCGTTGCTGGCGGCCAGGGTGATCAGGCCGCAGACGACGGACTCGATGGCAATCCGGCGCAGCGAGCCGCCGCCGAGCATCAGCCGCGAGCCGGCGATGCCCATAGAAAGCGCCGCGGCATAGATGATTGGGTAGTTCTCCTGTACCCAAGCGGCCAGACGCGCCAGGGTTTCCGGTTGGTCATGCATGCGCTTCATTCCACTGTCCGCTGGGCGTGAGGGTGTTGATGTGCTGGACCACTTCGCCCAGCTGAGCCGGGCTGTAGCGCTGGGGCATGGGGAAGCCGAGCGCGGCGGCGCAGAACTCGCTGCAGAACCAGCGACGCCGGCTATGCAGGCCGACCGGCAGCAGCTGGCTGCCGAACAGGCCGAAGAAGTCGTAGCCCTGTCCGGCGTTGGCGCGGAAGACACGGGCGATCTGGCGATAGTCAGCCCAGGGCAGCGGGATGAGGTCCCAGTGTTCGAGGTTCAGCTCGATGTGCTTGGCACGCACGCCGCCGTCCATGGCCGAGGCGGACAGCCAGCGACCATCGGCCAGGACCAGCTCGCAGTGGCTGTACTTGGAGCGCGTCCAGAGGCGAACCAGGCGGTTGAACAGCGTGCCGCGGCCCTTGTAGAGGGCGAGGTAGATCAGTCCCATAGGTTCACCACTTGGCGTTGTTCAGCTTGCGGGGCGGCATCCGGCAGGGTGACGGCGGTGCCGTGGGGGATTACGGGGCCGAGATCGGCGAGACCGGGGTTGGCGTCGAGGACGGCCTCGGTGACTCCGGCGGTGCGGCCGTAGTACCGCCAGCAGATGGCGTCGACGGTGTCGCCCTGGTTGGCGATCACGGTGGTCATCAGAGCAGCTCCACCGTGGTGTGGCTGATGCCGAGGATGCTGCGCAGGGCGTGGCGCGCGTCGCGGCGCAGCTCGTCGATGTTGGTGCTGTCCTCGGTGGCCTTCTGCTCGCCGCTGTTGGTGGCGTCGAAGCTGCGGTAGCGCTCGACCAGCTCGGCGGTGGCGCGGCAGTAGATGGTGCGGCGGTAGAGGTGCAGCAGCTGGCTTTCGCCCTTGATCTGCGGTGCCGGCACGTCGGCCAGGCTGGTGTGGCCTTCCTCCTGACGGGCGCGGCGGTATAGGTCGAGTTCGCGGTTGGCCTCGATCATGGCGTTGATCGCGGCAACCTCGATGCGCTCGGGGGTGACGCTGGCGTCCAGGCGCATGGCGGCGCGCAGGTCGAGGCAATCGATCACCGGCCAGAAGGCATCGTTCTCGATCTTGTGCTCTGCGGTGGTGGTGCCGGTGGCGATAAATCCGCTCATGCCTATCGCTCGAATGGGTCGGCGGTGGTCGGGACTTCACGACTAGGCCAAGGAGAAAACCTGTCGATCAGCCCCGAGCCGCCGGGTGCGTGGGGACGCTCAGTTAGCGGAGGGTTCGCCGGTGCCGGTGCTGGCATCCGCAGCGCCCTGGTCGGCTTCGGCGCCCTTGGCCTGGTCGGGCTGGGGCTGATCGTCTGCCGGGGGCTCGCCGGTACCGGTATCGGTAGGCGCACTTTCCGCGTGTTTCTTGAGGAGGCGCTCGGCGCGCTCCAGATCCTTCTTGCCACCGCAGCTGTTGTGCAGCTCGATGGCGCGTTTGAGCAGGTCGATGCCGAACTGCAGCCAGGCCCGTTCGTCCTGGGTGAGCGCTTCGGCGTCGTAGTTGAGCTGCGCCAACTGGGCGCGGCCTTGGGCGAGAACCAGCTTCGCGCGGGCCTCGTCTGGCATGTCCTGGTCGGCGGTCAGCTCGGCGGTGCGGTTGAGGGTCACCAGCGGGAAGGTTTTGCCTGCCTTCTGGGCGTTGAGCGCCGCAGTGGCGACTTCCTCGGCTACCAGGCAGCCGGTGGTGCGGTTGAAGCGATCCGGCATCACCAGCTGGTGGCGCAGGACGTACTCGGCAATCTGCAGGCCACCGTCGAAGTCGCTGGCGTCGAAACGCCAGACCATGACGGTGACCAGCACGTCGTCCTGGGCGCCTTGGCCTGCCGCGAGTACGCCCTCGATGTAGGGGACGTAATCCGGCAGCAGCTCGGCCTTGAGCTTCGCCTTGCCTTCCGTGGACTGCACCTGCTTGAGGCGGAACTGGTCTTGCTGCAGCTTGGCCAGCATCACCTCGTAGCTGGTGGCACCTTCCATGAGCGTGGCGGGAGCGGCGGCTGCCGCCTCCTTGGCTGCGCGCTTGCGCAGCTGGTTACGTTGGGCAAGGGTCAGGCTCATGGCTTATACCTTCTCGATCTTCTCGACCAGGGCGACCAGGCCGAGGTCTTCCACGACGTAGGCGTCGTTGGAGGACTGGTAGTCGGCGATGCGGTCGTACTCCGGCTCGTCCTTGAGGTGGCGGCGGCGGGCGCCTTCCTGCCAGTAGATCGACAGGTTGCTCAGGGTGGTGACCAGCACGGTGCCGTCCGGGAAGTAGGGGGCGTCGACGATCGGCAGGCCGCCCAGCCGGGCGCGGGTGACGATCTCCTGTGCGGCGTTCTCTTCCTGGTTGGAGGTGGCGCCTTTCTCGACCGCGGCCAGCAATTTCTCGTGCATCAGGTTGCGCGAGACGATGACGATCAGGTCAGGGTGGCTGCGGTGCCACGGGTCCAGCATCTGGACGGCATCGAAGACCAGACCATCGAGGGTCTTGTAGTCACCGGCGGCACCGACGGTGACCTTGCCAGCGGTGGCGCCTTCGTCGAGCACGCGATCCGGAGCCTTGGTGCGAATCTTCTGCAGCCAGCCGATGTTGACGTCCTGGCGCAGCGGGTAGGTTGCCGCGTTGGTGGCCGCGGCGGCGGAGACGCCGTTCCAGCCGATCATCAGGCGGTCAAGGGCCTGCCGTTGGGCGATGGCCGCAGTGAGGCGGGTCTGGAAATCCGGGAATTTGGCCCAGGCATCGAGCAGCACGTAACGGAAGGCGCTGTCGAAGTTGGTCTGCTTGCAGGTGTAGTCGTCCTTGGACAGAGCCTGATGCTCGCCAGGGTTACGGCGGTTGCCGCCTGCGGTGTCGGTACGGCTGGCGATCGGGCCGTTGACGCCCAGCAGTAGGGCCTCGCCCGACTGCTCCATCACGCCGATGACGTTGATGCGGCCGAGTAGCGCGGTGGATTCCTGGATGGCAGTCTCCAGGTTCTGCTGCACGCTGGGCTCGACGTTGAACTTGACGGCGGCGCTGTCGACGCCGTTCAGCTTGGCTACCTGTGCCAGGTAGCCGTTGTAGGCGATTCGGGTTTCGTTACGCATGGTGTGCTCCGAGTGGGCGCTGGTGATGGGTCAGAACTTGGCCAAGGCTTTGCCGTCGCCGCCGGTGGCGGGCGGGCGCTGCTGTTGGCTGTGGTCCTCGGTATCGCTGAGGCGCGTGACCAGCTCGGCCAGCTCGGTTTCGAGCTTGTCGACCTTGGCGCTCAGCTCCTGGCGAGCCGTCTGTTCTGCGGTGAAGGCTTCGCTCTGCTCCTGAGCGTGCGAGGCGAGGGCCTCCACCGCTTCGGTCAGCTCGGAGAACTGGGCGTCGTCCTTGACGGCTTTGTCCTTGCTCTTGCCGAGGGCTTCCATCACACGGGAGAACAGGCCGGCGACCTTGCTCTCGCTGTCGGTGACTTCCTCGAATTCGAGGGCAACTTCGATGGCCTCGGAGAACAGGTTTTCCGGGTCATTCTTCCGTGCCTTGAGGGGGTTGGCGTCGGGGTGCTGGGCGCTGAAGGTGAGCATCTCGGTACCCAGGCTGGCCGGGGTATCGGTAACGGCGATGCCGTCCAGGTACGCACGGCCGGTGTCGGCGAACTTCGGGCGGATCTCGATGCTGGTGAAGATCTTCTGCCGCGCCTTGTTCAGGGCGATGAGGTCGGCGGTCGGCTCGATCTGGGCGAAGAGGGCCAGCTTCTTCTTGCCCGCAATCTCGACTTCTTCGGTTTTCAGGGCGACGACGTCGCCGTAGGCCTTGAACGGGCCGTCCGGCAGCAGGCTGCGGAAGTGCTCCAGCCAGACGCGGGCGCCGTAGGTGTTCGGGTTGTAGGTTTCGGCAGCGTCCACCAGCCATTGACGTTCGATGGTGCGGCCGTCGGTGGTGGCGCCTTCGACGGCGACGCGGAAGAACTTGCTGCGGTACTTCTTGGCGGTGGGGTTGCTTGCGGCCATGGGGCTTTCCTCAATCCGGGGCTGTGGGCCTTTCGTTGAGGGCATGGTCGGCACCCGGCGGGGGCGCGGCAACGCGGTTGGCGTGTAGGACAGAGCGATACAGGACGCGCCGGTAGGGGCTCGCGCGCGCGAGCGGCAGCATCGGCGCCATGAACGCTATCGTCGAACTCCCTACCGATCACCGCCGCCACGCCAAGCACCTGTATTGGCAGGGCTACCGCGTCTGCGAGATCGCCGAGCTGCTCGGCGAGAAGGAGAAGACGCTGCACAGCTGGAAGGCCCGGGACGAGTGGGACCGGGCTACGCCGTTGGAGCGCATCCAGGCGGCCACCGAGGCCCGCCTGGTGCAGCTGATACTCAAGGAACCGAAGAGCGGCTCGGATTACAAGGAGATCGACCTGCTCCACCGGCAAATGGAGCGGCAGGCCCGAATCCAGCGCTACCAGGACGGCGGTACCGAAACCGACCTCAACCCGGAGCTGGCCAAGCGCAACGCCGGGGAGAAGCGTAAACCCAAGCGCAACGACATCACAGAGGAGATGGTCGAGAAGCTCGTCGAGGCGTTCCTCGACGGGTGCTTCGACTACCAGAAAGACTGGTACCGAGCAGGTAACCAGCGCACTCGGGCCATTCTCAAGAGCCGGCAGATCGGCGCGACGTTCTACTTCGCCCGCGAGGCGTTGATCGATGCGCTGACCACCGGGCGCAACCAGATCTTCCTGTCGGCCAGCAAGGCGCAGGCGCATATCTTCAAGGCGTATATCCAGGCCTTCGCCCGCGACACGGTCGGGGTTGAACTCACCGGCGACCCGATCATCCTGCCGAACGGCGCCGAGATGCACTTCTTGGGTACCAACGCGCGCACCGCCCAGGGCTACCACGGCAATTTCTACTTCGACGAATTCTTCTGGACGTTCAAGTTCAACGAGCTGAACAAGGTGGCCAGCGGCATGGCCATGCAGAAGCAGTACCGGCGCACCTACTTCTCGACGCCCAGCTCGATGGCGCACGAGGCCTATTCGTTCTGGACGGGTGAGCGCTTCAACAAGGGCAAGCCGGCGGCCAAGCACCTCAAGCTGGATGTGAGCCACGACGTGCTGCAGCAGGGGCGGCTGTGCGAGGACCGGATCTGGCGGCAGATCGTCACCATCCTTGATGCCGAAGAGCGTGGCTGCGACCTGTTCGATATCGACGAGCTGCGCCTGGAGTACGACGCCGCGGCCTTCCAGAATTTGCTGATGTGCCAGTTCGTCGACGACGGGGCGAGCATCTTCCCGCTCAACCTGCTGCAGCCGTGCATGGTGGACAGCTGGTCGGTGTGGACGGACTACCAGCCGATGGCCATGCGGCCGTTTGCTGATCGGCAGGTATGGGTGGGCTATGACCCGGCCGAGTCTGGCGATTCCGCCGGGCTGATCGTGGTGGCGCCACCGCTGGTACCGGGCGGCAAGTTCCGCGTCCTGGAGCGGCATCAGTTCCGCGGGATGGACTTCAACGCACAGGCCGAGACGATCCGCCAGGTGACTCGCCGCTACTGGGTGACCTACATCGGCATCGACACCACCGGTCTGGGCAGCGCGGTGGCGCAGCTGGTGCGTCAGTTCTTCCCGGGCTTGAAGACCTTCTCCTACAGCCCGGAGGTGAAGACGCGCCTGGTGATGAAGGCTTGGGACGTGATCAGCAAGGGGCGGCTGGAGTTCGACGCCGGCTGGACTGACCTGGCGTCGTCGCTGATGGCCATCCGCAAGACGGTTACGCCGGGCGGGCGCCAGTTCACCTATACCGCCGGGCGCAATGAACACACGGGCCACGCCGATCTGGCTTGGGCGCTTTTCCACGCACTGCACAACGAGCCGCTGGAGGGCCAGACCGTGGCCAACACCGGCATCATGGAGATTTACTGATGAGCAAACGTCGCAACCGTAACCAGCAGGTGGCCACCACTGACCAGGTGCGCGAGGGCGAAGTGCTGGCCAATGGTGAGGGCGGCCAGTCGATGGCCTTCACCTTTGGCGATCCGATGCCAGTGCTCGATGGCCGCGAGATCCTGGACTACCTGGAATGCTGGGCCAATGGCCGCTGGTACGAGCCGCCGGTCTCGCTGGACGGGCTGGCGAAGTCGTCGAAGGCGAGCGTCTATCTACAGTCGGGCCTGATCTTCAAGCGCAACGCGCTGGCCCGCACCTTTATCCCGCACCGGCTGCTCAGCCGGGCGGCTTTCGAGCAGATCGTCATGGACTGGGGCTGGTCGGGCAACCTGTACCTGGAGAAGCGCGACAACATGCTGCGCCAGGCGATCGGCCTGCAGCCCTGCCTGGCGAAATACATGCGGCGCGGTACCGACCTTGCGACCTACTACCAGGTGCGCGGGTGGAAGGACGAGCACGAGTTCAAGATCGGCAGCATCTGCCATTTGCGGGTGGCGGATATCAACCAGGAGATCTACGGGCTGCCGGAGTGGCTGCCGGCGCTGCAGAGCGCGCTGCTCAACGAGAGCGCCACGCTGTTCCGGCGCAAGTACTACCAGAACGGCAGCCATGCCGGCTTCATCCTGTACATGACCGACGCGGCGCAGAACGAGGACTTCGTCACCGACCTACGTAACGCGATGAAGAACAGCAAGGGCCCTGGCAACTTCCGCAACCTGTTCATGTACGCGCCGAACGGCAAGAAAGACGGGTTGCAGCTGATCCCGATCAGTGAGGTGGCGGCGAAGGACGACTTCGGTGCGATCAAGAACATCAGCCGCGACGACCAGCTGGCGATGCTGCGCATCCCGCCCCAGCTCATGGGCGTGGTACCGCAGAACGCGGGGGGCTTCGGATCGATCCGGGAGGCGTCCCAGGTGTGGGCGGTCAACGAGCTGGAGCCGGAGCAGGCCCGGCTGCGGCAGATCAACGACTGGCTGGGGGAGGAGGTGGTGCGGTTCAATCCGTATGAGCTGCCGGCCACTGCCAGCTGATCAGCTCCCGCACGAAGCAAGCCGCCCATGAGGCGGCTTTTTTTCGCCTGGATTCGTCAACTCGGTGGCCACCACCACTAAATACGAAGTCAGGACAGTTACACCTCACATCGACTGTGACCTCTCCCCTGACCGGAGAACGATCCATGTACTCCATGATCCTCTTCCCCGGCGACCTCGCCGTCGACAGCACAACCCACCGCTGGTTGATGACCGTCGGCAACATCGCCTACTTCATCCCTCGTTGA